TTCTCTACTGTTTCATCTATTTTCCAATGCTTAACTTTAAAAACTCCTAGATTAGGAATGCTTATGTTATCATAATCTAAAGCTGATATATGTTTTCTAACCTTAGCCCAGTAAAAATCAATTATATCATTTACTAGATTCTCCGGTAAACCTAAGTCTTCAGCTGTAGGTTTTTTAAAATCCTTAGCTTTCTTGGGTACCAATATGATACATTTTAAAGTTTAACAATATATTACCTTCTTCTTGAATACTCAGTTCAGGATTTAATTCAATCATTTTACTATGACTTAATGTATCCTTATTTATAAGATTAAAGTTACGCATCTTAGCAATACAGTTTCTTACAGTTTGTGGAGTTTTGAATATAGCCTTTTGGTAAGGTAATTCTGTGTCTCTATCTCTCTGATCCGCTGCACAAGAAGCATTACAAAAGTCTGAAAGCTCAGCCTTTTTATTAAGGCCGAGCAATGTTAGACAAGTTAAGTCAGCTTCGCTGATTACAATCTTATGAGTATAGCAGTATAGCATAATTTGGAATTTAATAATATCATCCAAAGACATGCTTATTTTTTTTTCTACTACATTAAACTTAGCCATGTTGGTTTGTTTTGACTATTATGATTTCTTTAGTTTTCTTTCTTTAGTTTCTTCAGGTTCTTCAGGTTCTTCTGGCGGGTTTGCCATTTGTGCTTGACGTATAATCATCTCCATCCTCTTGGCGCGAGATTGCTCAATGTCAGCCATTAGTTTTTCATACTCAGCTTGTGCAGTGAGTAATTCAACTTGTAATTTGTAAAAGTTTAATGCTTTGATGCGGTTAGCTTCTAGCTGTTCTGATGTTAGTTTTTCAGCTTGAGGCTCAGTGTTGGTTTCTTTTGCCATAGTATATGTTTTAAATTTAAACAAATATACTATTAAAGTTTAAACTTACCAAATTTATACTTTAAAAGTTTAACTCCTATCTTCTAGATAATATCAGAATGCCTGTGAGTGCAGCTGTTGAACCAAACAGCCATTTTCTATGTTTCTTTAATTTTGTTACATCTTTCTCTAGCTTAGCAATCTTTATAGAATCTAAGACCATTACCTGAGCTTGACTATCCATGATTATGCTATCTGTATAAATAATGTCTCTAAGATCTTTAATATAAATACTATCTTTTGAAATGATTGAATCACATGTGCTTACAACCATAGGTAGAATGCTATCACAAGGAATAGAGTCATGTTGGATTATAGTTTTAATCTTAGTTCTCCACTTGGTTATGTACTCTAGTCTTACAGAGTCATTACTATTAGCTACAAGCTTTAAGCTATCGGCTATTCTATTTTGATTTCTTATAGTTGTTTTTAGACTGTCTTTAAGATGATCAGTTTCTACAGCTTTAGTATCATCACACTGCCTGGTTAGTAATCCAAACATTATAACAACAGCAGCTATAAGGCTTACCTTAATCCAGTCAAAAGAATATTTTTTTTCTGTCATTACTTCTTAAGCATTTTAATAAAGAGCCTGAACATACTTTGTCCAGTTATTTTTTCTATATTTTCATCTATACTAAGTAACTCACTATAAACAATATAGCCAGCTATAATCTTGGTGGCAGGAACGTCTGGAAAAAACTGTCTTTGTATAACATGTGATACTAGTACAGCTACACCATATATTATAAACTTAGGAAATATAGTTCTGAATTTTCTTGATGTTATAGGCTCACCTTGTTTATAAGCAGCAGTCATTGCAGCTATGGTATCCATAGTAACAAAGAATCCTACTAATAATAGTATACTATAAACTGGTTGAAAATAAACTACAAGTGATCCTAGTAATGCTAATAAGTGTTGCTTAATTGTTCCCACTTTCTTCTGTATTGTGCTTTTTATTAATCCACTTATCTACAGAGGCTATACCAAAACAAGCTATTGTTATAACTTGGAATGAGTTGAAGATAAACTCATTAACCAGTAAAGGTCTATTAACTATTCCTGTGCCTATATCTACAAAGGCAAAAAGGATCATTACTATAAAGGCTATAAAGCCTACTACTGCTTTTTCATTGATGCTGTTGTTGTCATCAAACATTGTCCAAAACTTTTTCATTGTGCTGTGTCTTTTTTAATTGTTGATATTACTTTTTGTAAAAATGTTCTTTTTTTCTTTTTTACTTCACTAGTTGTATCTGCTAATACAGCTTTAACTTCTTCAAGCTCAGCCTTAGTTTCTACAAGTTCTTTTTTAAGACTTGTGTTTTCTTTCTTCATTGCTTTAATCTCTGTTACTTTTTTCTCAACATGTTCTGTGCTTATTAAAAGAGTAGAGATTTTTTCTGAAATTGAGTCTATTCTAGTTGTGTCAAGTAAAACAACTGTATCCATTACAAAAGCTTCTTCTACTTTTGGAGCAGAATTATCTTGACAAGAAGAGAGTATGACCAAACTGATGATTATTAACTTTTTCATTTTATCTGATTTATTTCATTTAACACTTCTAATCTAGCTACTGAAATAGCCATAACACTATCAGCTCTTCTAAGTCTTTCTGTTTTCTGATCAAGCTTTTTTTCTAGAGCTTCTACTTTAACACCACAGTCAGTATACTGAGCTTTGTACTCTTTTGTTTGAGCTTGGTAGCTAGCTTTGTTGTCATAGTAAAGGTAGCCTACTGCTAATAATACTATGAATAAAAGACCTTTAACTGGGTCTTTAGAAAAGTCTTTGAAAGATATAGGTAGTTTCATATTAGAATTCTTTTAATAAAGTGTATGTAAAAAACTTTTGCTTACTAGACTCAGCAGCAAACAATATTTTAGCAAAGTCTGCTGGATTGTTAAGTACTTGACAACCGGCTGACCACTTGTCTATAAGCTTAGAAGTAAACTTCTCATTAGCTCTGTGGATGTTTATACCAAACAAGCCTTTGTCTATAGTAGCTGTTTCTTCTGCTTTGTCATCTAAGTTTTTGTCACGGAATACTTCTACCGGTTTAACTTGGCAAAAAGCTTTGTACTTTCCTTGGTGCATACCTATAGACCAAGTATCTTTATACTGGTTAGCTTTAAGTAATGCAGCACCTTTTGGGTTAAGCAAGTTCTTTAACCAGTGTGTTCCTGGGTTAGTAGTGCATGTAAACCATTCTACTTTGTCACCATGTACCATACCAAACAAGTCATCAAACTGGTTAGGTAAGTTAGCTGTAGATCTAATGCCTACAAAGTGAAATGGAAGCCACTCATAATTGTGTTTTTGGAATTGAGCTTTAAGCTCTTCTACTGTATATTTTTTCATAGTTTAAAGTTAATATGTTTATCTACTTACTTCTTCCCAGTCCATAGAAGCATATACAAGTTCTGTGTTTGTACTAGCTGCTACTACTAAGGTTAATTCATAAGGGGTACTTGTAAAACTGTCTCTTTCTAGTTGAAAAGCAAACAAGGCTTCTTTTAAAATATCTAGTGCTACTGAAGCTAGTGCACTTGATGTAAGGAAACCAGATGCTAAAGTTCTACCTAAAGCAAAACTTGTTCCTGTAATGTTATATTCTACAGCAGATGTTGCTGAAGCAGGAACCCATGCTCCTCCTGTTGTTGTTCCTGTAGCTACTACTTTCCAGTTGTAAATACCTGATGAAACACCCATTATAGATAAAGCACTTGGTATTACTACTGCATCCAAATAACTTGCTCCAAGTTTTATACTTATAACAGGATAATATGTACCAGCAACAGCTAAATTTGTAGGGGCTGTAATAGGTGTTCCTACAGTTTGTTGTGTACCTTTTAATTCATATCCTCCTTCTGAGATTACAGTAGAGCATACTTGTTTTAGTGTACTAGAAATTGCAGTTGCTCCTGTGTTAGTTATCTCATATCTCAGAGGAAGAGAAGCAGTTGTAATGTAAGTTGAGGTAATAATATTTGCATGGTTGAATCTGTGGCAAAGTATAAAATTACCATCTATTACAAAGCCTAATCTTACAGTACCTTCACCAAGCCACTCAATATCCATAAAGAGAATCTGAGCTTTAGTGATGTCTAATGTAACACCAGATGGGCCGGTGCCATCCATTTTGTCTACACTCCAGGCTGATTGATTTACAACAGTTTCTGTAACAACTCCTGTAACTAAGCTTCTTTTTACAAAGCTTAAAGTACTATTGTTTAACTGAATGTATAGTCCATTTTGTGTACCAAAATAACCTACTCTTTGTCTAAGGTTAGTTTGAGCAGGAGCCATTACAAAAGTGTTAAACACTAGTAAAGACTTACCTGGCTGATAAGAAAATACTTTTGTAGTTTCTCTCAGTACTTGTGAACCACTAGTAGTATTTACATTAAGATTAACTAAACCTTCATTAGCACTAAACACAGCGGCACCTCCACTAGCTGTAGAAGTATTCCACAAACCATTGTCTCTGTATCTATGAGATGAATCAAATAGTGTTAAAGGACTAGATACTCTTAGTCTACCAAAGGCATCGTTAGCCATAGGTCCAACAACTTGATTACTAACAGCATCACTTATATTACCTAATAGTTTTAGACTAGCTAGTTGGTATGGGTAATTATTACCATAATTATTATTCTTGTCTTTTGTATTACCTATGCTCATAATTATATGTTTTAAATTATTGTTACGTTTGCTCCTACACCATTTACAAATATAGTTCCAAAACCATTTACAGTTACTGGTAAACTATTATCAATACCTAAGGATCCTTGCAGTACAGTGCAATTGTATATTGAACAACCTGGGCCAATCTCCTCTATTGTTGGACTGATTCCTGATGTATCTACACCATCAAATACACAATTTGAGATAATAGAATTATCACCTACTTGTTCTATAGAATTGAAAGAGCTTAGTTTTGCTATTATTACTGTTAAGAAATCGGAAACTAACCTATTAGCAAATCTTGAATTTATAATGGTTAAAGTATTAGGAGTAAATGTTGGACTAGCATTAAATACAGTAAGAGCTCCAACTACAGCTTCCAATATAGTTATGTTGCCTGCTGTAGATAGGGTTAATTGATTTATTTGTCCATTCTGCATTGAGAATGATGATTGTATGCCACCAACATTTGATATTGAAACAACTGATCCAAAAAAGTTTCCTCTTGCCTGGAGTGTTACACCTCCGTTTAAATTTCCATTTGCTGTAATGATTTGATTAAAGAAAAAAGAAGCCCCAATAATGATAACTGCTCCTGCAGAACTTGTTGAGCCTTGACTTGTAGTTCTTATATCTGCAAATACAATAAAATTATTGGTGTTGAGTGCACCAATGGTTGCGGCAGTTCTTACCTCTCCGCCACTACCTGTTGTATTGCTTACATTAGTTATAGAAGTGTTTATATTTCCTAACTGGACATTATTAAGGTTCATAGACACAGATCCTGAACTTCCTGTAGGACCTGTTGCATTAGTACTTATTGTTCCAATTCTTACATCTGTTATAATAACACCTGCAGTAGTTTGACCCACATTAAATCCATTACCTGTTGCATTTGTAGCAATAATATTTCCAAGAACAGAACACTGAATGTTTATCCCTTTTATTAAGACAAACCGGTTATAGTTTGCTGTAAGTGTAAGATTACCTACTGTTGCTGCGGTAGTATTTCCAACTAGTATGACAACGGTATTTGTTCCACCTAAAGATACTTGTAAAGCATTAGCTGCATCATAAGCTGTTTGAAAAGTAGTATACACATTACTTGGAGTACCTCCCATTCTAACAGCATCTGAAGAATCTCGTACTAAGTATACATATCTTACTATTGGTAAACTAGTTCCTGTACCACCTTGTATTAAAGTCCCCATGTTATACTATAGTTATAATTAATAAATCAGTACCTGTACCATCATAAGTAATAGCTCCTAGAGTATCTTTAAGAGATGCTGCATCAAAGTTTACTGTTTCTCCCGGAAGAAGGTTTGCCCCTAGTACTACACCATTAGCTGAACCAGCATTTCTGATAGATACAGATCTTTTACCTGCAGTAACAGTTCCACTAGCAGATGTTCTAAACATTGCTGGAGTTCTTGCTGTAGGAGTATTTATTG